CCTAGAACCGCTTGGTTTGACGTAACATTAGAGCTGCCATCAGCATTAAATAAAGCATCCTTGTTGGCTAGAATCTTCATTGACTTATTCTCGCATAGAGTAACTAAGTTAGTGTCCCTGGAGTGAAGTTTTTGTATGCTACCATATTCAGGATTTACATCCTTGGTTATTGATTCAGCTTGTATAAATTGATTTAATCCGTTAACCCCGGAAGTAGAATTAAATATTTGTGAAAATATTAATCCGTTGCCTCTGTGCTCTTCAGCATAAGGCTCATCCAAAGTTGCAGAAGCTTTAACTCCATTTTCTATGGTTGGCTGGTTGTAATCATCTCTTATACGATCTGATTCAACTCCATTTCCAAAAGAATAACAGTTAAAAAAATCTAATGTATGTATATTACCTGCCTCTGATTTTTCATATATTTTTGGAATTTCATAATATATGTCTAATTCCGCTGCTTCTTTAGGTTCTGTTTCAAATACAGCAGGGTTATTTGTGGTAAAACTGTCGTCATCTCCAGACACTTCTATAAACTCTATTCCAATATAATAAGGATCGTAATTGTTTTGACCGTTTTGCCATGGTATTATTCCCCCGTCATCTGAGGTAGGATCCCATTGTATTCCCTGCCATTCAGAATCAGCGACTCTAAAGTTTATGGTCCATCGAGTAATTTGATTAGTAGTATTGTCTGCATTACCAAAATCATCATACCAATTTCTTTCATAATAAGTATACTTTCTGCGTTTAGAAGAATTAGTCATTTGATATATAGTGCCCTGTGGGTCAACCTTACCGTTACCCGCGTCTATAAATCTAAATAAAGCACCCCCGCTATCTAGCTGTTCTAGCAAAGGAGGATTGTTTATTGCTAAGCCATCTGAACGATACTGACCATAACCTCCAGCATAACTAATTTGCATTACCTTATCTTCGGTTAACCCAGTTCCCATATTTAAACCTTCGCACGATATTTCATCTATAAATAATCTTTCGCCACTATTTTGCGCATCTGACCGCGTCCAGTTATTTCCTCCATAATTTCCTTTACCCCAGTAGCTAGAACTATTATGCGTGCCTGTAGAATAATAGCAATACCCTAAAGCTTTTCTAATATAATTAGCACTAGCGGTTGCGTTAGCGTTTGCAATTTTTTCTTCAAGTAAAGCATCTTGATAAACTTTTACAAAAAATCTACCTGTAAATTCTGGTTTATTTTGCAGTTCCACTTTAAAAAGCTCTAATTTTAAAGCCGGCACCGCGTTAGGATAACCGTAAGGCTCTGTAGACGTAAAATTCATGTCTGGTCCAAAAGCAGTAGATACCGTAATTCTTACCGAAGGGGTACCTGTGTTGTCTAATCCAAAGGTTGATATTTTATAGTAATTACTTACTGTTGCTCCACTCACTACCCTCATCAAAAGGCCAGAAACTGTTCTACTTTCTATTCCAAACTGTTCGTCAAATTTATCTTTATTAACCCAAACCTCATTTGTGCCTTCTAAAGGAAATCCACCTGCCGCAAACTGGGTGTCTAATTTACCCATAGAAAGTTTTGTTTCTTTTAAGTAAGTAGGAGCTTCGTTTTCTATAGCAATAACTTTATACCTTGCGTCTTGCGTTACGGGATCAGCGTTGGCATGCTCTTTTTTTAATATAATAAAAGTATCCTCATCCACTTTGTTTCTTTCTGCTGAAGGGAAAGATAACCATAAGTTTCCGTCTTCAGCGTCATAAAATCTATCTAAAGCAAGATTGTAATATTCTTGTGAAGTTTCTTTTACGTAGTATTTAAAATAAGGAAATTGTTTATTACCATAATAATAAGGTATTAATGTAGAATTACCGTCAGGGTTAAAAGATAATTGAGCGGTAAGTTTTGTAGACATTAAAGCATTAGCTTTCGGAATAGTTACAGAGGCTTGCTTGCTTGTAAACACAGGAGTTGTTCTACCGTATTTATCTATATAAGCAACGCCAATTTGATATGTTCTTATTGACTTTACAGACTCAGCAACTTGTTCGTTGTCTATACTAACACCTAAAGCGTTCCCAAAATCATCAAATTCTGCGGAAACTGTACTAGTGTTTTGACCAACTTCTATTGTAGTATTAAAAGAACTTCCCCCTAAATTAAGTAAGTTAAAATTTTGCGTGTAATTACCAAAAATTAATCTATTAGCCGTTACTTCTTGAGCTAACGCTTTTCTTGGTACATTGTCATAAGGCCTTAATAGTTGATTAGCGTTTACAACGGAAGTTATTATCTCGCTTTCTATGTTAAAAGAGTTTGTAGTCCACTCTGGATCTGTTGATTCAAAAGTATCTACAACGTAAACGTTTGAATTATTTGTTGCTTTATACAATATATCAACAGCTATAACATCTGGATAAACAACGGGATCTGCTTTGAAATTTGATATACTAAGCTGTCTTATGTTATTTACCATGCCTAAATTATAACCTTGTTGAGGGGCATAATTAAATTCCCCAGGTAAAAAAGCTGGGTTTGAAAATGGTGAAAAAGCAGATAGTTCGTTATTTTTATATTTATATCGATAACCGAATCTAGCAAATCTCATTTCAAAAAAAGCAGGCTCTTGTTCTAATGTAACATCAAAAACAGTAGGATCTAAAGTTTGAGTTTCTGCACCAACGCCGACCGAAAGAACTTGCACTATTGCTCCTGTTTGATTACCAACAATACTAAGCACTTCGACTCTTATTACCGCGTCTGTATCTAATGGATCATTTTCTGAATTTGTTAATACAAGTATATCGCCTTGTTGGTATACAGGTAAAACATTTGTTATCCACGTTAAAGTCTGAGGACCGCTTTCAGGCGTCATAGGCACTATTGTACCCGCGGGTGCTCCATTAGGTGTTTCCGTAAAAGCATAATTAACAAGAGTATCAACATTTGCTCCAGGAGTTCCGTCAGCATTCAGCACTTTTGTAGAATAAGCAGTTATAGTAGGCGGTTGTAATGGGTACTTTTTTATTACAGTTAAATCGTCTTCAATAAAGTTTCTACCGTATATTTGAGAATGAGTTACAAAATTACTTGTGGAATTAACCCAGTCTTTTATAAGTATTTTTTTAGGCTCAGTTTGATTGTCTGTCCATATTAACATACCCTCGAGTACATTAATTCCAGTAATTAAATAACTAGAGCTAAAATTTAAAACGTTTTGTGTATCTACTAACAACGGAAGTGTTAGTTTGGTTTTGGTGTTATAAGAAGCTATAATGCTAGTTCCAGCAGAAGTTATAAACCAATATATTTCATCTGAATTTTCATCAGCTATAGAGCCTATACAGATAGCAGTCCCTCCGTTTGATTGAATGTATTCCGAAGGTGACCATTGCGTATAACCGCCAGTTGTAGGGTCGTAGGTCTTATTAAGTAATTCTAAATTACCTTTTATATTTTGAAATGTTCCAACTTGAGAGTTCTCAGAAGAAGCAATTTCTAAATTTAAAGCATCTCTATATTCACCATTAGGAACCAATCTCTCATCGAGATCTTTATTCATTTTTCCACCGGTAAATGTGTGTATTAACTCTGCCATTCAGTTTACGATTTAATCCATTTGGATTGGTTTCTCATTACTTGCGCCATCAAATCTGATTTAAGTTCTGATAAACGAATTTTTGCATTTCTTCTAGCCGCTACCATTTCTTTTTTAAATCTTTGAATAGCGTACTCTTGAGTATTTGCCCTTGTAGATAATATCGCGTGAGTTATATATTTATAAATTGCATCAATTGCAAATTTATGTACAGTCATATCTTCGTCAGTACCTAATCCATCGCTAATATATCGCATTGTAATTATTTTACCTCTTACATTAGAGCTAAATCTGATCATTCCTTTAGTATGGTCTATATAAAATACACCATTTGCTTGAGCTTGCTCTGGATTTAATCCAAATCTACCGCCATAAGCATATAAGTTTAATAAGTCTGGGTTGTTTTCCCATGCATTCCACCCATTTTCAGATCCGCTTAATGGAAATTCACTATTTTCCTGCCATCTTCTTAATGTTTCAGAAGGCTGTGGGTATGCCACCTCACCATCTTCATCAAATATGTATTGATAATTACCATCCTGTGCATATGGTAACGGATTGCTTGTTAAATCTGTTCTATATAATAGTCTTTCAACTCCAGAGCTGTCAACCCAAGATAATTTTGTATAATTAACATAATCCTGAGGCATTACCATATATAAACCTGGAGGACATTCTATTTCAACAGACTTTGTTTGAGGCAAGGTGTCAAAACTAAATTCTTGAATAGCTCGCTGTGCGTGAAAAGCAACATCTGTTCTTTTTACTTTACTAATTATTTTTTCTTCACCTACATAAACAACCATAAAGTTATTTATAATGTCTGATATACTAACAAATTGATAGCCGCCGTAATTTTCATCATTACTATCCCACAATCCATCAGGACCTAAGTAATACTCTTCTTGTGTTTGATTTATTAAAGCCATCTATTATTGTTTTTCTTGTTGAGTTGTTTGTGTCTCTATGCTGTTTGCAATTTGATACATTTGTATGTCTTTTACAACTAAGCCAGCTAATGCTAATACTTTAATAACTAACTCTGTTTCTTCTGAGTCATGTAATTCAAAATCTACAGAAGTTGTTGCATCGTATAAAGCCTCTCCAAAAACCATTTGGTAACCCCAGGCAGCTTCGGCAGGATTTTTAATGTAATTACACGCAACTCCGGTAATTAGCTCACCAGCGGCTCCGTATACTTTATATCCAGCTGTGCTTGCCACGAAAACAGGTCTTGAGTTTGTTGGTTTTAAATATTCTGATTGGTTAATCATTAAATATTCATTGTAATTTGTACGTTCAGCTTCTACAAGAGTTGTTGTATTAACAACGGTATCAGGTGCAGGGTACAGTGATTTTGAAGTTACTGTGTTTGCATAGACTATTGTGCCTAATCTATATAAATCAGCGGGAGTTTGCCAATAAAACGAAGCGTTGTATGTCATTGCTGCATTCGTTTCGAATAGGTTTATTTTTTCATTAAGGATGTTAAGCATATCGGAAAACTCGGTATCATTACCTGGTACTCTCCCGAATTGATTAATATCATAGAAGTATTGTTCGAATATATCTAATTGCGCTTGGTTGGCAAATAGATTAAATTCCTGAGGAGTAACATACCCTCTCTGTTCTTTATTAAGTATTGCTAATACTCTTTGATATACAGTATCTACGCTTACAGCCATAATTTATTTTTTATTATTATAATAATAGGCCACCATTTAGTAGCCTATTACTATAAAGGGTGACTATTTAAGTCTTTTTTCAATTGCCTTGTAAACTTCCATACCTTCATCAGTTTTAAACCATGCAGCTAACGCTGAATATGGGTGCTCATCAAATGGTACAGTCATTACTTTTCGGCCATTTTTGCCGTAAGTAAAAGTTCTTTGGTCTTGTGATAATTTTAATATACCTCCTTCAACCGCTCTAGCTCCAAAGCTTCTAAGCTGTGTGTTTTCGTCTTGAGCTAATTCTAAGAATAGTATTGGTTGTTTTCTAGAGAATATTAATACATCTCTTTTTAATTCGGTAGATGATAAATCATTTACTTTCTCACCTATCTCAACGCGCATAATAGCTTCAGCTTCGTCCACAGTTAGGGCTTTTGCTAAATTCATTGCTTGCATTTCATATTCAATCCATTCTACTTCATTAGTGGCTAATTCTTGAGGTTTGTATTCCTCATAGTATTTACCTAAGCAAGGGTGATATAGTGATAATAATTTTTGTAGCGCAATTTCTTCTTTTTTAACATTAAGTTTTCCGTTTCTAAAAACAATTCGACCCATAATACATTGGCCTTTTTGCTCATCAACGAATACTGAGTTTTGATTTGTTGCGTACCTTAATTCTCTTTGAGTGTTTGTAGCTGGGTCAAAGTATAACATACTTTTGTTCCTGCTATGAGTTGTGGCTAACGTGAATACTAAAGGCTCTTTACCTGTAACTAATTCGTATAACCTATCTTTGATGATCCAGTCATCTTTTACTTTTGCTTTTTCAGCCATGATATAATATAATATAAATGTTAATAATAATAAGAGTAATAATTACCCCCGTAATTACAACGAGGGTAACAATTACAATAAATTGACTATTATGTCGCTTTCAATAATACAAAGTTATTCGCTGCTTGTGTACAAAGTGTTCTTTCTGATAAGAAATGAACATTCATAACATCGGCGTCACTTGTGTAATTTCCACCAACTGAACCAGTAACCCAAGATTTCAAACGTCTGTCATCAGCCTCTGAAGCTCTATAACGTATATGTAAGAAAGGTCTTGAAATATTTTGTCCAAGTTGCTGATCGTAAACTGTAGAAGTTCCTGCTGGAACAATTACACCTTTAATATCGTCAATTAATCCACGAGTTGTAGAGTCATTTAAATATTTCCAATCAGTTTTGTAGAAGTCGTAAGCTCCACGTCTAAATCCAGAGAATCCAAGGTTTAAAGCCATATCTTCAGAATTATCAAATACACCGTAAGATGTACCTCCTGCTCCGTAAGAATTTTGAACAGCTAGCATGTTATCAATAGAAAGAGATGTTGATCTGTCTAAGAACATCATGTTTTCTTCAATAGCACCTTGCTTATCAAGTTCTTGTAATATAGTGTCAAATTGGTCTATTCCAGTTGCTCCTGCTACTATTGAATCAAAGTTAGGATCGTTAAATACTAAACCTCTTTCCTCTAGTGATGCAAACAAACCTTGCATACCTGCAATGTTAGCCCCTGCTGCGTCAGTCATTGCTCCAGCTGCTGCTTGAGAATTTTCTGCTTCAACCATACTCATTTCTAAGTAATCCTCAAATCTAATTCTTGATTCATGCTCAGATTTTAAATACCATAAGTATCCACCTGTTCCGATCTCAGTTGTAACTTCAACCCATCCAATTTGAGCAACGTCTGAACCGTTAACCTCATACTTGTCTCTTAAGATGATTGGTTTATTACTGTAAGTTGTAAAAGATGCATCAACTGAATTACCAGCTAATACAGATCCTTTTCCATATTCAGAACCGAATACGAAACCGCTAAGCGCTGTACCTGCCCCAGCAACTGCTCCTTGTAATGCTAAAGTTAAGTTTCTATTTGCATTATCGTAGACTTCAACGTTGTACGTTTGAACTCCAGCTCCTAAGCCTCCAAGAGACTTAATAAAAACTTTGTTAGTTACATTACCTAAAGCAATAACTAAAGTCATACCTGGTCCAAGTAATGGAATTTTTCCATCTGCCCCTGGTGAAGGTAATCCGATTGTTTGTGCTCCTGCTCCAATTGGTGCCGCTGCGCCTCCATTTGATGTGAAAGTGTCATAAGCAATATGTAGTCTTCCTTGTTCTGACCAAACTACTTGATCTGATGCCATCGGCATCTCTGCTCCAACCATTCTCAAAAAGCCTGTGATCGTTCTGTTTCCATAACGCTCTATTTCCTTTTCGTAAACTTCGGGTAAAAATTGTTGTGTCCAAGTCATATCCGCAAGAGCCAAATAGTTGTCTCCGAATAAACCTTTTACAGGTCTTGGTGTTAAGTGTGCTAAGTTAGCCAGCGTAGCTGGTGCTGTAGCAAATCCTGGTGCTGCCATAGTTTAATTATTTAATGTGTTTAAAACTTTTAATTTTTAATTTTGAATCACTTCCCCCTGAATCGACTGAACGCACTGCCCATCCATTACTGCTCTTAACCTCCTGATGAGTGCCTCTCGCGCCCATTTGTATGTTTTTAGATTTGGATATGCTCGTTTTCATGGCGTCGGATTTTCCTTGCTCATAAAAATGATTTGCAATTGAGTCTGCATTCATAGCTGTAAATATCCCCTTGTGATAACCTTTAGCATCTGACATTTGATTATCTTTGTCCAAGAACTTCTTGACAAAGTTGTTAATGTCGCTTTGGCTTTCTTTAATTGAGGGAGCATCCTTTACTTTAAAACGGTATTTTTTGTCTCCAACTTGATAATCAAAACCTTTGAAATCGTCATTAAAAACCGTGTCCGTTTTATTCAAAAACACTTTTGTTTGCTTCTCAGCTAATTGAGTTGCTGCTTCGTTTTCTTTTGTATAGCGATTGAAAAAATCTACCGCTTTCTTTTGTTCAGGAGCTAATCTGCTACCTCCTTTTATTTCTTCGTAGTACTTAGATTTTAATCCATCTAAGTGACTTTTAGCTTTTGCAAGCTCTTCTCTTTTTGCTAACTTTTTACGTCTTACATCTCGTTCTTCATCGATATCTTCGTCAAAAGCAAACTTGTCTTCCATTATAAAATCAACATCCTCTTTATCTAAATGAGGTCTTGTGTTTTCATAATATTCTCTTAATAATTGAGACTCGTTTAATTGGCTATAGTCAGTATTTAATTTTACATAATCTTGTAAACTACCGCCGGTATCATTCATAAACTCTACAACCTTCTGTATATTTTCTGGCAATTCAACACCTGCAGCTTGTTCTACAATTGCTTGCTCAACTTGTTCTTCAAGTTTTTCCGCTGTTTCTACAACTACCTCTTCTTCTGTTATTTCTTCGAGAAAAGATTCTGGCTCATCTTGAACGGGCTCTGGTTGTTGTGGTACTTCTTTTTCCACTTCTTGTACAGGTTCGGTTGGTTGATCTGCAACCACGTCTGTTGTTTCTTGCTCTGTATCGGCATTTTCTTTCGGTTTATTCAATTGAGAAAGGTCTAACTTAATGTTACCCTCATCGCTCATTGAGATTCCTTGAGGCTCTATAACCTCGGCTGGAGTTTTTACTTCCGGTGTTTTTGTTTCTGGAGCTTTAATTTTAAAGTCTCCTTCTTGTTTTAATTCTGACATGATAAAATATTATATAAGTGTTATTACTATTATTACCTAGGATCGAAAGCACCTAAGCCAAATCCACCACCCATTGTGTCATTTCCTCCTGATTCGAAGTTAGTAGGGGGTGTATCATTCTTTCTTTGAGAAATCATTTCACTTTGCTGTGTACCTTGCATTCTTGTACGTTTGTCTTTACGATCTTCAATTTCTTTTTCTTTAGCTTTAGCATTATCTACTTCAATGCCTTTAAGCTCCATGTTGTATTGGAATTCTAAAGCCATTAATTCTTTCTTAGCTTCTACCTCAACCTGTATTCTTTGTTGCTCAATCTGACCTTTTAATTGTTCTAGTTGAGACTTAGTTTGAAACAAAGCTTGATCTTTTTGAACTTCAGCTTGAGCGGCAACTTGCTGCGCTTGAGCATTAGCTTGGGCTTGAGCTTGTATATTTGCTTGCTGTTCTTCTTGTAATCTTTCTTGGCGTTTCTTTTGCCTAACTTTTAGCAATTGATTAGCTAGCTTAAGATTTTTAACCTCTCTTATATCAATAGCATCTGAAAGATCTATTAGCCCACCTTGCAAAGCTGCTTGTATATTGTTTTCAAGTAATTGCTTTTGCTCATCATCAGGTGTTAATTCTAAAAATATACCGAAATCATGCAAATGCAAATCTCTCATTTCATCTAAGGTAGCCACGTTAAACCCTCCTATTTTTTGTATAAAAGATTCTTTTGCTGGATGATATTCTAAAATATCAGATATTCTTAATGACAAACACTCTGCTGTTTCTCTTGTTAAGTATAAACCAGCATCTAATATGTGTCTTGTAGCTGTATTTGAATTAGCCGCTGCCATTTTTTGAACACCCACTAAAGCTCTTGCGTCTGGGGTGCTACCGTCTCTTGCTTCATTAAGACCCGTTACATCTCTTATCATTTGCAGATAGTAGTTGTAAGTTGATATTAATGTTTGCAATTTTTGACCGCCACTTCCTGTTTGTACTTCTTGTATAGGCACTTTACCAGGATTCATATCACCCTCTTGTGTAAACGATCTACCTATAATAGAACCTGTTTGGAAAAACATATTTAATGCTTCCTGAGGATTATAGTTTGTACCGTTACCTAAATCAACTTCATTAATACCATCAGCATCCAAGTAAACACCATCAGGTATCATTCTTTGCAATACTTGTTGTAGTTTTAAGTGCGTTAGTTGTATCATATCAGCAAAAGCAGTACAACGACTTACTATTGATTCAATTCTACCTTGATACATTCTAG